AGGGCGCACAAGGTTGCCCTGTACATGAACGGAATCGACACGACAAAGACCATTGTCAACGAGAAGAAATACCCTGACACGCCATTGTTCTCTTTCTTCTACAAGAAGAATGACGATGACAATGTTTTTGTAACATTAGTAACGAGAGGCGTTACTGGTTACGAGAGTGTGTTCTTGGTATGCTACATTGAGTACATCGACTTCTTTGTTAGTGACGGATACATGCTATATTTTGACCCTGAAAAAAGTAAAAGAAAGAATCATGAGTACTGAGAAAGTGTGGGAAAGGATAGCCTCCGACCCTGAGAACAGAATATTTAGAACGTTAGATAGTTCCTGGTTCATTGACAATGGTGTAAAGATAGAGCGTTTCGACAAGGACGGCTCTGTAAGAATAATGAACACAATGACGGCATCTGATTTTTATGAGCCGATAACCAGCGAGCAGTCTTTGTTCTTTAATAATATAGGGTGGGAGGCAGGATGTCTTAAGGTAAACATTGACGTATGCGACAGGAAGTTGAGTATAATAAACAATATGATTCGCATATCTGAGTTCAACCCAGATTCTTACGACATTGAGAGCCTTAAGCGTAGAAGTTTAAAACTTTCAGAAAAAAAAGAAACTTTTTTTAGGAGGTTAGAGAAAATTTTAAAATCTTTGTAATCAATTTAATATAATATATGGCACACTGGAGAAATCTAATGAAAGACAACAAGTACCTCGGAGCGTGGGACTTGGAGGTCAACGGCAAGTACGAGCCAGTTCAGGTAACAATCGAGAAGATATACCAAGACACGTTTGTTGGCGAGATGGGTAAGGAAGACAAGGTGTTTGTTAAGCTAAAAGAGTTTGACAAGCCCATGGTCTGCAACCGATCAAACTTCAAGCGACTTGAGACATTCTTCAACTCGTTTGACCCGTCAGACTACGTAGGCAAGAACATAGTACTATCTACCGAGAAGGTCAAGAGTCCTCAAGGTCTTGTTGACGCACTCAGGTTCAGCACTCGTCCTTTGCCCAAGAAGGAGCTTCCTTTACTTACTGACGATCAGTTGACAAAGGCTATTGACGCTGTGAAGTCAGGTCGAACAACGATTGATAAAATCAAGAAGCAGTACATCATAACTGAGGACCAACTAAAAATGTTTAGCAATGATTAATGTAAGATCATCAAGTTGTCACCCACTCTTCTCTGGAAAACGGGGAGGACTGACAGACAAGCAGAAAGAAAAGCTAGATATGTTGATGTCTAAGGAAGACAGAACGTTCAAGCAGACCGAGGAGATGAACGGACTAACTGACAGGATGAACAGGATAGATGAGTTGAGCGATGGTGCTAAGACGTACATAGAGGACATGATTGATGAGATGGTTTACGACTACAGGGTAACCGTCAGCACCAGAGAGATGACCAAGGGTACAATGGTTGAGGACGAGTCTATCAACGTGTACAACAGGGTCATGTTCACAGACTATGAGAAGCTAATGCCAATTGACAATTATGGCTTTTTATCTTACGGCATATCTACTGGTCACCCTGACATTGTTGACCCTACCTTACGCAAGGTAATTGACATAAAGAGTCCTTGGTCTAAGAAGACAATGCCTAAGAGCGATGTCAAGGCACTAAAAAAAGTTAAAGAAAGTGGTTACGATTGGCAAGTAAAACACTATCTTTACATGCTTGAAAAAACAACGGGCCAAAAATGGAGAGATGGAGAGGTTGCGTTTGTGTTGAGCAACACGCCAGAGGAGTTGATTCCAGACAACGAGACAGATGTTTTGCACTACATGGATGATTTGAGTGATAACTTGAGAGTGACGATTGTGAAAGTAGAGCTAACAGACGATGACATTGTTTGGATGGATGGTCAGTTGAGGTTGGCTGAGGAGTATGCAAAAATGTATTTTAATTACCTAAATAATAAAAACAAATGAGTGATTTTAAAATGAAAGGGGTTTTAAAGGTTATAAACCCATCAGTACAAGTGAGCGAGAAGTTCACAAAGAGAGAGTTCGTATTGAACGAGCCACACGATCAGTATCCGCAGGATATTTTGTTTCAGCTAACTCAAAAGAATGTTGACGTTCTTGACAAGTTTGTGGAGGGACAAGAGGATGAGGTATCGTTTAGAATTCGTGGACGAGAGTATAACGGCAAATACTTTAACAACATTGAGGCTTGGAGAGTTGAGTCTCTAGGTGAGGCCCCAAAGGCAACACCAGTAAACGAGGAGGAGCCGTTACCGTTTTAATCTGCTGCTAATAAAGGTGGGTAGTCATGCTACCCACTTTAATTTAATCAATATGAAGTACGTAACAATAATACTATCTGCGTTACTTGTGTCTTGCAGTACTGCAAAAAAGTGTGACGCATATTCAATGAATCTAGGCGTTGAGTACGACTCAATAGCTGTGTACAGATATAGTAAAATGTACATCCCAAAGATACCACTAGACAGCGCAAGTGTAATATACTTTCACGACATTGTGTCTGGTAAATATAAAGTAGAGCTATACAGCAATGGCCAAGTAGAAACAAGAAAATTTAAATTAAAATGAGCGATATAACAATGTGTCCTGGGATTGACTGCCCATTAAAGTCAGCGTGTAAAAGATACACGACAAAGCCCCATGAGTTTAGGCAGGCATACTTTCTAGAACCACCATTTCATATAAATGATGGAGGATTTTCTTGCGATATGTATTGGGGAGAGAATGCTGAGAACATATATAATTCTTTAAAAGAAGCAGTAGGTTTGTTTATACCAAACTTAAATGATGCTGTTAATCATGTGAATGAACAGAATAAAGATCACAATTTGTGATACCAAGTAAGTTATTTAATTATATAGTTATGACACCAAGAGAGAAAGCAAAAGAACTATTTAGGAAGTTTATTGCCCCAACACAGCAATGGGATGACGTGGATGGTTACATTACTGATGAGTATAACGCCAAACAATGTTCCTTAATTGCAGTTGATGAAGTAATTGAGGCTTTGCACGAGCATCATTGGCAAAATAGACTAATAATAAATTATTGGGAAGAAGTAAAACAAGAAATAGAAAAATAATGAAACAAACAGCAGTAGATTATATTAAAGAGAAACTAATGTGCAATGAGTATTGGTATGAAGATATGACCTTTGACCAAATCTTTGAACAAGCCAAACAAATGGAGAAGGAGCAGATAATTGAGTTTGCTGAATTTGTAGCAACATATTTAGACAAAAATATAAATATAAATGGGGAGATGTTACATGCTAAATCTAAGTATGATGGTGCTGAAAGAACTATTGACTTATTAGAAACCTTTAAATCAGAATAAGATGAAAGCAATACTGGAATATAACCTACCAGATGACCAACATGAATTTGACATGGCTGTAGAAAGTGGTAGAATGTACTCAGCTCTATGGGATATATCTCAGGAGATCAGAACACTATGGAAGTATGAGGAGCTAAGTGAGGAGGAGTGGAATATGGTTGAGAGAATCAGAGACAAGTTCTATGAGATACTAAATGATAACCATATTGAATTAAACAAGTAATGAGTGGATTTCTTTTAGGTCTAGTGTACGGAATATTATTAGGAATAATGATAGGAATTTCTCTGACACTAAATGCAATACTTTAATTGGTCCCGTAGCTCAGTTGGATAGAGCAACTGCCTTCTAAGCAGTAGGTCTTTGGTTCGAATCCAAACGGGATCACTAACCTTAATTTATACAACATGATAGATAGACAATTAATCAAATCTGTTCTTGGTTTTAATTTAAAAACAATTGTAACCGATCAGAAAAATCAGGTTATTAAGTTCGGAATTGCGAGAACAATAAGTCCATTGGTTAGTGAACGACCAGTGTATAAGAATAGAATAATAGACAAAAAGTTTTGGACGAACTACAACGAAAATTTGCTTAACAAAATTCTTGATTACAGAAGGAACAACATTGATTACAGTTAGGGTTCTGTGGTTAGCCTCCATACGGGTAAAAACTCTACGCACACTGGTATGGCAGGTGTGTGTTTTTATAATCTAAAATTAATTTGTATGAAATGGGAATCAACGTCCACTTTCGACATAGTTGTCGATAGTGTAGTAGAGAGTGTTATCTCTAAAATTAGGTCAAGGTCTAATGTTGGAATAAAGAAGTACAACACAACAATGGACAGAAATGATTTGTCAAACATTGACTGGCTCAATCATTTACAGGAGGAGCTCATGGATGCTATAATATACGTAGAAAAATTAAAGAGTAATATATGATAACCTACTTCAAATCAATAAACGATACGGACAAACCATTTTACGTTGACATTGATGTTGCCATTGACAGGATAAAATTTGGCAAATCAAAGGACATAGTAAAAAAGATTCGTTCTGCTGATACAAAGGAGGAGAGGAACAACATAAAGAAACTACTACCTGCAATACTTTTTTCAGGCGAGTTTTCTAGAAGGGCAGACAATGCTATAGTTAATCACAGCGGTATAATATGTATAGACTTTGATGGATTTAAGAGTGAGGAAGATTTACAAGAAATGAGAATGTTCTTGTTTAACGACAAGTATACTTACTGCATGTTCATGTCACCATCTGGAGATGGAATAAAGTTGTTGGTTAGAATTCCACAAGACGCTTCAAATCACAAGAAGTATTTCTTAGCGTTACAAAACTACTACAATCGTGATGAGTTTGACAAGTCATGCAAGAATATATCTCGTGTATGTTACGAGAGCTGGGACCCAGACATATATGTAAACGAGCTGTCTGAGGTATGGTCTGAGATGGTTAACACAAATGACAACATCAAGCCTCCACCTATGATACGAATCAGTGACTCAAACGAAGTTATAAAAAGGCTTTGTATGTGGTGGGAGAAGAAGCATGGTATGGTTGTAGGATACAGGAACAACAATCTATTTATCTTAGCATCAGCACTCAATCAATACGGAATCAATAAAGATGAGGCTCTAAATGTGTTGTTGTCATACGATGACGGGTCAATGGCTTCTGAGATGAAGACTATAGTATGGTCTGCATACAAAAATGTGTCTGATCACGGGACAAAGCACTACGACGACATAGACAAAACAACATCTATAAAGAACGACATAAAGAAAGGTGTTCCAATAAAGGATGTAAAGAACTACTACCCAGACATTGACGAGAACATTATAAATGAAATGGTTGAGACTGAGGAGTACAATACATTTTGGTCCAAGAGCAGTAAGGGTAAGATTGACTTGATACCACATCTTTTTAGGGATTATCTAAAGGGAAATGGGTTCTACAAGTACTACCCAAATGGTTCTAATAACTTTGTTTTTGTAAGGATTGTTGACAATATAATTAGCGACACAAACGAGGACATGATAAAGGACTTTGTGTTAGACTATCTAATGAAGTCAAACGACATGAGCGTTTATAACTTCTTTGCAATGAACACTAAGTTCTTTCAGGAATCATTTCTAAACTACGTAGCCAAGATAGACCCAGTATTTATGGTTGACACCATTAACGAGTCTTATCTGTACTATAGAAACTGTGCTGTTAAAGTTACATCAGACAGCATAGATATGATAGACTACAGAGATTTAGGTGGATATGTTTGGGAGAAGCAGAAGATAGACAGAGACTTTAGAGTTACAAAGTTTGATGATTGTGAGTTTAAGAGATTTGTTTCAAACATAAGCGGAAATAATTCAGGAAGGATTAAGTCCATGGAATCAACAATTGGCTACCTTTTGCACAGCTACAAGCCAGCGAGTTATTGTCCTGCTGTTATTCTAAACGATGAGGTGATTAGTGACAACCCAGAAGGCGGTACAGGGAAGGGTATATTTGTTAAGTCTATATCATACATAAAGAAGATGGTAATAATTGATGGAAAGGGATTCAGTTTTCAGAAATCATTTCCATATCAACGTGTACAGGTAGACACACAGACTCTTGTTTTTGACGATGTAGCAAAGAACTTTGACTTCGAGAGACTATTCAGTGTAATCACCGAGGGTATTACGTTGGAGAAAAAGAACAAGGACGAAATACACATACCATTTGAGAACTCACCAAAGATTGTCATAACAACAAACTACGCAATAAAGGGAGCAGGAAACAGCTTTGAACGTAGAAAGTGGGACCTAGAGTTTAAGCAGTACTATACAAAGATGTTTACTCCTGAGACTGAGTTTGGTCACATGTTGTTCGTTGGTTGGAGCAGAGATGAGTGGTCTAGATTTGACAACTATATGATATCCAATCTACAGAGCTACCTGTCAAACAATCTTGTTAGGTGTGACTTCATGAACCTCAAGACACGTAAGTTCATAGCTGAGACATCTACAGAATTTTGGGAGTGGGCCACATCAAGTGACAATGACTTCATGAAGATTAACGTTGCTGTTCCAGGAATGTCCATGTACAACAGATTCGTTGAAGAGTTCCCAGACTATGGAACGTATGGTAGATGGAAGTTATCACACAACAGGTTCTACAGATGGCTTGATTCTTTGGGAGAGTTTAAATACAAGAGCAGACCTAAGATATACAGAGGAGCCATGGGCAAGATGGTAGAATTTATAACAGAAGAAAATAACCCCGATTTATTATTTTAATTATGAGTGAAATCTGCAAATCAATTTTAGAAGAAAAGATAGTGTTCTTTGAGATAGTCCTAAAGATCACTAAAAAAGATGACAAGGCTTACGGGCAAATACTTGACAAGATGCAAGACCTACACAACACCATACTATTCATTGATGGTGTTATTGACAAGTTTAGTTACAAGACTGACGTGGCGGTTGAGCTGCTAGAGTTCCAGAAATATAAAAAGAGTATGATTACGTTTTATAAGGATGATGTTGATGAGATGACCGAGTGCATCAAAAACATATGTGATGCAACTGCGTGATTATCAGATAGATATATCTTCAAGGGGTGCACAGATACTTAGGGATAACTACATACTTTGTTTGGCTATGGAGGTTAGGCTAGGTAAAACCTTTACATCCCTTGAGATATGTCGCAAGCTTGGTTATGAGTCAATACTATTTTTAACTAAGAAAAAGGCAATATCTTCCATAGAGTCTGATGCCCAAAAGATAGTGCCAAACTCTGACATTGTTATAATTAACTACGAGAGCATACACAAGGTCAATAGAAGTAACTTTGATGTAATAATATGTGACGAGTCACACACCATGAGCTCATTCCCCAAGCCAAGCTTAAGAACAAAGCAGGTCAGAAATCTAGTTGTAAAGTGTGGCATGCCAAGGGTTATACTATTAAGTGGAACAATAACTCCAGAGTCTTACTCTCAGATATACCATCAGTTCTGGGTGCACCCTATTAATCCATTTAACGGGTTTACAAACTTCTACAGGTGGGCAGATGTTTATGTCAACAAGTTCCAGAAGAAGATAAATGGTTTGATGGTAAATGACTATTCTTATGGCAAGGAGAGAGAGATAATGTCCGTTGTGTCTCCATATATAATAACATACACACAGAAAGAGGCTGGGTTCTCAACAGAGATTGAGGAGGAAATACTAACTGTTGAGATGCCTGATATAATAAAAAAGATAAGCGACAAACTTGAGAAAGACCTAGTGGTTGAGGGCAACAATGATGTAATACTAGCAGATACTCCTGCCAAGTTAATGCAGAAGATGCACCAGCTAGCAGGTGGAACGATAAAGTTTGAGAGTGGTAGATCTATGGTTTTGTCAACCTTTAAGGCTGAGTTCTTGAAGTCGCAATTTGCGACCACAAAAATAGGGGTGTTCTATAAGTTCAAGGAGGAGCTAAATGCACTGAAGAAAGTGTATGGAGACGATATGACAACGGATTTAGATGAGTTTAATACGGGCAAATATCAACTTATAGGCTTACAAATTGTGTCTGGTCGTGAGGGTATAAGCTTAAAAAATGCTGACTACCTAGTTTTTTATAGCATTGATTTTAGTGCTGTTAGCTACTGGCAGGCAAGAGATAGGATGACCACAATGGACAGGCTAGCCAACAAAGTTTACTGGATTTTTACAGAGGGTAGCATAGAGGAGAAGATATACAAGGCAGTTAAATCAAAAAAGAGTTACACGTTAAATATATTTAAGAAAGATTATGGAAGATAAAATGTTTTTTTTATTGCCAGTTTTGGCATACACTAAAATTAAGGGAGAAAGACTATTAGTACTTGGATGGTTTCATAAGTCTATAATAATAAAAATTGTAACGTAATGAAAATAATGAACGACCCAATGATCAAGCTGTTGGTTGAAAAGTTTGATCTTGAAACACCAGAACAAAATATACTTGAGATAAGCAAGTACAACTATGAGAATGGTGCAATTGTAATAAAAGAGGTTAAAGTTTTGGATTCTGAATTAAATTTCGTTAGATTTGCCAATCTTGAGAAGGTAACTAAGCACCTTAGCAGGTACTATTGCAACTTCAATGACAGAGCAGAAAATACAAACGAAGATAATAAAGAAGCTTGAGTCTAAAGGATATTACGTAATAAAATTAATACAAACAAACAAGCCTGGTATCCCTGACTTGGTAGCAATACCTAAAAATTCTGACGTTGAATTTATAGAGGTTAAGAGGCCAGGAAACAAACCATCACCACTTCAGGAGTACAGGATGAAAGAACTAAACGAGCATGGAATTAAAACTTCGGTACAAGAGAGCGATTGATAAGAGTCTGTATATACAAGACAACTATCACATTATTATGGAGATGATGCTTAAGGGTACTCCAGTTGAAGTGATACTTAGAACGCTAGGCGTAGACTCAGAAAGGTTCAACTATTTTTTTACTAACAAGCCAGTGCAGACAATACTTGGCCACAAGGATGAAACATACTTTACTGAGGATGATCTACTTAACGAAAACTATAATTTTAACTTTAATAATTTAAGCTATGACGAACAAAAAATCTATCTCGAAAGAGAAGAAGCTGGCGTGCTTGGTAGGTATTTTGCCAGTGATGATGGACTATATGGAGGATGTAAAGGATGACTTTCCACAACTCTATAGAAAACAAATTAAAAAAGCAGGCAATGATTTTGTGAGTGAGGTATACAAGCTTGGAGATACCATATACGCAAAGATTGATGAAGAGAACGACCAAGAGGTAAGAGAATTCTATAACGAGGTAATCAATATGGGAAGAATTTTTAACAATTGGATGTCTGAGTTGTAGAAATTAGTCTTATATTTGTCTTGTACATGAGTAGACTAACATACATAAACGTATTAATGGCCGACATAAACGACCTAACAGATACACTGTACGAGTCGTTAGTGGACAACGACACAGATGAATTAAATAAAAGCATAGATATTTTAATCAAAATTTTAAAGGATGTTAAGAAGAGCCACGGAACATTTCAACAAGATCCTGGACTTATATAAGTCTGGAGTAACCAACAAGACAGAGATAGCCAGAAGGATTTTGGGTAGTGGTGATGAGAACTCAAGAGCAGTAGTGAAGAGGGCTATAAGGAGATATGAGAAAAATAGGGCCTTATATGATGAGTGTGAAAGAGTAGGTATAGATTCTGACAAAGTAAAAAACTATTGGTATAAAGGTAAGCACTATAGCATCAACGTGAATGGTGACACTGAAGAGTTTAACTTTGATGATTTTAAGGCTGAACTCATATCTGAGATAAAAAAATGGTCACCCAACTATAAATCAATAAAAAGAGAAAAGAGTAAGGACCCACACTGTCTAGTTTTTGACCCAGCAGACATACACATTGGTAAGCTGTCATCATCATTTGAAACGGGAGAAGATTATAATCAACAGATAGCTGTTAACAGAGTCATGGATGGTCTTCATGGTATAATTGGAAGAACGTCAGGTTACAACATAGATAAGATAATATTCATTGCAGGAAACGACATACTTCACATAGACAATCCAAAAAGACAAACAACCGCAGGAACTCCACAGGATACTGACGGCATGTGGTATGACAACTTTGTAATGGCTAAAAAGCTCTTAGTCAATGTAATCGAAACACTCATGTCAGTTGCTGACGTTCATGTTGTATACAATCCAAGTAATCATGATTTTATGTCTGGATTTATGTTGTTGCAGTGTGTAGAGGCATGGTTCAATAATTGTAATAATGTAACGTTTGACAATGACATGAAGCACAGGAAGTATACTGTGTATGGAAAAAATCTAATAGGATCAACTCACATGGACGGGGCTAGGGTAGAAAATCTTCCATTACTTATGGCACACGAGGCAAGTGATAAGTGGCACAACTGTAAGTACAGATATATTTATGGTCACCACATACATCACAAATCATCGAAAGACTACATGTCTGTCAATGTAGAGACATTAAGATCTCCTTCAGCTGCTGATAGTTGGCACCACAGAAATGGGTACCAGTATTCTCCAAAGGCAGTTGAGGGGTTTATACATCACCCAGAGAATGGTCAAGTTGCTAGGTTAACACATTTGTTTTAAAGAGGAGGAGGAACAAAGTTTTCCATTGCTTTTTGTTGCTCCATTTCTAGTTGTTTTAATTTTTTATCTTCCTCTTCTTGCTTTTTAATGGCTTCTTTTCTTATTTTTAAACTATAGTCTAGCAAGTCTTCGTATTTTTTACCAGACTTAATCATTTTATAGTATTGATTCCAGTCATAACTTTCAGTTATTTTCCCTAAAGCTTTTACAAATTCTTTTCCTTCTTTGTTTGTAAAACCACCTAAATCTTTTATGTAATCAACTACCTCTGTAATGCTTTTCTTAGATTGTTCGGTAGGAAGGAAATTAATATTTTCTCTAATTAACATACTCTCCCATGCTTGTGGTTCTCTTTTATATCTTTTCTTAAATTCTTTGTAAACTCCATACTGCTCATACGTGTATGAATTTTCTTCAATCTTTTTGTAAATCTTGTTTGATATTTGAGAACCTTCCTTAAATGATCCACCAATTATTGCTGGTAAATCTCCTATGAAGTATACTAATTTAACTAAATTTTTATCTTGATCACCAAGATATTTTTTTGTTGTGTTTCCAAACTGATCAGTTACTATATACTCTCCAGTTGTAGCCATCTCATACCTGTCTACAAATCTTTTCCACTGATCATATCCTACTGAGAATAATCCGTATTTTCCTGAATCTTTAGCTCCTGGATAATCAGTTCCTAATTTATATGAATGATCTCTTAAATATTTTTCTCTAAATTTTCTTTCCTCTTCTGGATTCATTTTGAATTTAGATCCTGCATTTCCAATATAGTTAAGTGCTCTTCTTTCATTTTCTTTATTTACGGCATCATTAACATCTTTTTCTGTAACAGATAGGTCATCAGAAAACATATCAAACACATCAACTAAAATTTCATCTAAAACTGGGGCAGGAGATACTAAGTCTCCCATGAATGATTTTATAGGAAACTTTGATGCATTTTTCAGCCTCTTTTCTCTTTCTTCTTCAGTTTCATCATCATCGTCTCCATATATTAGACTTGCTATAGTCCCTAATAAAAATAGCCTAGACATATTTAATGTATGAAATGCAGCTTGTTCAGCAAGTGTACCAAGTAGTGATTTAGAAGCTATGGCTACGTCTTTAAAATCTACTCGTTTCCAATTGTATATAGTAGCTACATCGGTAGCAATTTTAGCCCTTGAGTTTATACTAAAAGAAGCATAAGGAAATAAGGTCTTTCTAATTATTTTCATTACTTCATCTTGAGATGATAGTAATTCACCAGCCAATCTTTCGTCAGACACGTTTTGATTTCTATTAACCATATTGTCTGCATATAGTATTGCCTCTTTATTTATATCTTCTAATTTATTATCTTTTATTTCTTGATCCCAAGTATCCCAGTTTATTTTTGAGCTATCAATGTTATTCATTTCTAGATACTGTTTATAGTAAGAAAGAAACGCACCACGAGCCACCCAAATATCTGGTTTTGATAGTAAATATTTTAGTTTTAAATTAAAAAATTTAGATATCCCGTCTGATATTTTATCAGTATAATTTTCAAATGTTTTTATTTTACTATCAGCAGACTCAATAGCTGTT